GGACAACAGGTACAACACGATCGCCAACAGAATAGGCTGTGGATGCCGTCCAAGTAGTGAACTGTGAGAAGGAATCAAGGATGCTCCCTATCTCGGTTGTGGACATCTGCGGGTAGGACTGGGCATCCAAAAACAAGGATACCTGTGCTATCGCTTCGGCTCGTGTCATCATGCTCTCAGTATCCCACATGGCAAAAGACCCCCGGCACGTCTGCCGAGGGTCTTGACTGCGTGGCTACGCTTCGGGTTAGGAAGCGGTGCTTGTTGCGAGAACGATGAGCGAACCCGGTACACGGCTGGAAGCAGTCGCGTTCACGTTTCCGACATCATGCGCGCTGAATGCAAAGCGCTCGGTTGCCTTGTAGGTAAGTGCGTCTTCGACGAACTTCACCTGATCGGAAACCTCAACGGTCATTGCACGGCGGTCACCAAAAGCAACACCCTTTGTCAGGTCGCCAAGGATTGCAACCGGGGTTGTTGCAGCTGGTGTCTTAGGCATATTCTGAACCCACTCGATCGGGTAACCGAACAGGGTAGGTGCAGTGGTGTATGCGTTCTGGATGTCGAGGATTGCGTTTCCACCAAGGGCGATGAGCTTATCAGCAACACCATTGAAGAAAAGGTCCTTGTGCATATACCACTTGGCCTGATCTGCGTATGTCGGGAGCTTTGCAACCATCGCTTGGAAGTTAGCAAGCGTGAAGTTAGCAAACGATGCACCAGACAAAGCGGCTCCAACTACGACACCAGCGATGTTAGCCTTGGTAGCGTTGAGGCCGTAAACAGCCTGCAAGATACCAGTGATGCTTCCATAGGTGCTGGTTCCGTCACCGTTGAAACAAGCGTTGTCCTCTTCCTTAGCGATGGCGTATGCCATGTCACGGGCAAGAGCAGCACCGAGGTCGATTACCGTATCTTCGCCGAGTTCCTTGGATGCAATCGTGAGAACTGCGAGCTTCTTGGCTGCAAGGCTGACCTGACCAAAGGTGATGTCAGAAGCCGTGATTGCTGTTGCTTCAGATGCATAGTAGACCGTGGTGGACGCAGTTGCGGAAGGAACAAGCAAGGTATCCGAGGACATCGGGTAGATACGGGAGTTGCGACGAGCAACGCCGTACATTTCACGGAGCCAGATGAGATCCGAGGAAACGATGTTAGGAACCGTGTAACCACCAGCACTGTCTGTGCCTTCGGTCTGTGCCTTCAAATGTCCGTTGTCAGACAACCACTTGGTAGCAGACTTGACACCAGCCAAGTGGCGGGCGAACTGGCCAAAGGTGTAAGCCTTCAGGTTCTTCTCGTCAGCGGATCCGTTGAACGGGTTGCGCTGTACGTTGATGCCACCCTTCCAAGGCTGTGGGTTGTCAGCAGGTGCAACCACAGGAGCGGAAGCACCAAGGCTCTTGATGGTCTCGATGCGCTCGTCGATGTTCTTTGCTTCAGCCATGATGGACTTAACTTGCGCGAGGTCACCCTCACCGGAAGCCAGCTCACGGGCTGTAGCCAAAAGCGATTCACGCTTGGCGTTCAGTTGTTCGATATTCATAGTTGTGTTAGCAACTCCAGACGTGCCAGCAGTTCTTGGCGTTCGTCTATGTCAGTGGCTTTCGCCTCTACTACGATGGACGGCTGCTCTTCCGGCTGGTCTGCATCCCGCAGAGAATCCCAGACAACGGGAGCCAAACGCTTGGCGCTTGACCGTGATAGACCGACTGCATCCCGCAGCCGACGCTCGACAGACCGCAAAGATGCAGGCTGTACGCTTTTAGTTCCGTGCATGGCATACAAGCCCTTTGCACGTCTTGCAAACTCATCAATGATGGCATCTGCCATGCTTTGATCTGATACCGCTTCAATGGCTCCACAAAGCGCATCGTAGTAGGCTTCCAGCCCTTCGTGGATAAGGTCACCTTCGGACTCATCAAACACGGAGATTGCGTATTCTTCCGGGGATTGCTCAGGCATTGGAGCCATTACCATTTCTTCTTCTTCCATAGGCTCCATGCCGTAATACTCCTTTAGGCTTTTAACGCTGTTGCGATACTCGGCTGGTGTCGGGGTAATCGATGCTTCAGCGATTGGCCAGCGTGTAATCTCAGAAGCACCACCCATGCTCTTGCGCTCTACCAGATGACCGGCTGCACCAGAGGAAAAGCCCATCTTGCCTTGTTTGCAGAGTTTCGCGATCATGCTTCCGTATTCATCAGCCATGTCTAACTGAGCCTCATACCAAAGCCCTGTATCGTCCATCTTGATGTAACCAGTACCGATAGACTTCTTGCCTATAAATTTATCCATGCCGTGGTGATAATACACATTCAACGGGACACGCTTGCCTTCGGAAATCGGGAAACCGTAGTCGGTTGACTTGGTGAAATAGTCACCTTCGAGGTCAGCACTTTGGGTATCGCCAAAGCGCACAAGGTAACCTTTGACATAGCCAAGCCTGTCACTCTTGATACCGTCTACAGTAGATGTCAACACGTCCATGGCTTCAGTATCCCACAGTCCTTATACAAGGCTACGTAAGGGCAGTACACGGGTTGTAGGACCCCAGTCCATATTGGGTTCCACCTGCACGAAATCAGCAAGTGGTTTGCCATCTAGATACATCTGATATCTAGCAGGCCCCATGATGGCTATCTTGTCAGATTCAGACAAACCAGCAAGGATACGATCAGGCGTGGCTACCGCTGGGCGCGTGTCAGGTATGGAAGAATCACCGGTAATCTCAGCCCATGACAAGGTAACCGGAATCATCACGCACCGGCAGTTCGGATGGCTTGGCATGATTTCATCTGTCTTATGCAGTGTGCCAGACAAAGCCAGACATGCAAGACAGACCCGGCTATCTTGGGTGGCTTGCCGTCTGTATCCCTGTACTGCAATGTTCTCGGTATAGAGTTGCCGTTGTGCTTCACGGGCAGAACGTATCATCTCGGTTCGTGCAATAGTCTCTGCACGGCTTCTGCCGATGTCAGCTGCTTTGCGTACCCGCCGTGCTACCGTTCGTGGACCTTCACCAAGGCTGATTCCCTGCACAAGCGCCATCTGCATAGCGTCGGTTGTTACCTGCGGGATTGTTTCAAATAGGACACCCAGAGGGCTTCCATCACCCGAAAAACCGACAAAGGCTTGCAAGGATTCGTCTGGCAGTGCTGTCCATGAACTGCCGAGGCTAACTCCTGCCGGTTTACGACCTGCCGCCGTTTCAACCATGCTGACGCTTGCCTCATTCGCAAGGATGGCGCTTTCGAGTTGTCCATCGGCGGTTATCTGTGCCCCCTCGATGCTAAACTTTTTTAGGTTCCTGCCTAGTTCCTCGATGTTGTCGATAATGCGCTGACGCATCCAAAGGATGGTTTCGCTCGGCGCTTCACCGTTGGCTTCACGCTCAGCGATACGTTCTTCCAAGGCTTCGAGTTCTTCGATGCTTGCTTTTGTCGCTGCCTTGTAAGCCCGTTGCATCCGTGAGATAGCCACGCCTTCACGTTCGAGAAGTGCGTTGCGGTATTTCTGGGATGCTTCATATATTCGAGCGGTTCCGTCGGTTACTCGCTTGAGCTGATCTCCAGCTCGTACCCGTAAAAAGGGTGGCTCTTATACACTACCCCCGGAGTGCAACAATCGGTAGACTTGGACTCTTCGCCCTGCATCTGGTCACGCTTTGCGGTTGCCCAGCGGAACCCAGCATCACCGCCCCACAAGTCCCAGGCTACTCTGCCGGGTGAAGGGAACCCTTCCTCACCAGCGTTGAAGCCTTCGGCCTTCTTGTCTACTTCATGACGGGAGAAGAACGAATACATCCGGAGTATCGTGTCTTCGGAAAGTTTCTCGCCGTTTACGATTTGGTTTGCCCGCGCAAGCCCTACCCGTGTCCCACCGTCGAACCCTTCCGCTTTCCAGTCAAGTGCGCGTTGCGCTGCTGTTCGCATTGCTTCGGTTGGTCGGAACTTCACATCGTAAGACCGAACGGCTGCACCTTCAAAACCGCCACCGCTTTGTACTGGGATTGCCGTTGGGTGTAGTTGCCCTTCGTCTTCTGGGATGGCTTCCAGCCCTGCGATGCGCTTGGCTTCCGCACGATCAATGATGCCAGCCTTGTACAGCTTCTCCGCTCGGTCGGCTTCAGCCTGCATGTCATCAGCCAAAGCACGCACGGTTTCAAGGTCGTACATCAGATAATCACCCTGCTGTGTCTCAGGGTACTCTGGCAGGAGATCTGCGGTGATAGCGTCAGCAAGAGTACGCAGGAGTGGCACCATTCCATCTTCCCATGCAGCTTGCTGGGCGCGCTCGTAATTACTGTAGGTAGACCGCTCTAAGCCTGAACCAAGCCCTAGCACCATCGGGTTGATACCAAGGGCAGAACAGATGCGCTCTTCAGGTACACGCCGTACGGAATCTAGTGCAAGTTCTGATGGTGTTAGGCTTACGCGGTCCATCTTGTACGCACCAGTCATAACCACGATACCGCCGGAACCATCCCCGGTTAGGTCTTCGTGTAGTTGGCGCTTTACCTGTCTTGCATCATCCATAGACATGTCTACGGTTGTTTCTTTTGCATCAGGCCCGACGATAAGGCTAGGCATAGCACCGTTAGCCAAGAGTCCATAAGCGGTAGTGCTTGCCGTGTTGTCGGTAGCAATCTCGCGCAGTACAGCTGCAAGAGGCGCACGGCCTAGCCGGATATCGCTAGGGTCACGACCGTACCGGATGTGGATCATGTCAGAAACCGGGATATCAAAGGAGCGACCGTCAGTAGTGTAGACGTAGTGGGTTAGCGGGTTTGTACCATTGCCTACAGGTCTAACCATGTCCTGCGGTAGGAACTGCAAGGCAGTAACCACACCACGGGTTGTAGAGCGAATCTTTCTCAGGTAGGTGTTGCCGAACAACTTGTAGTCTTGAATGACCCAACCCCAGAACAAAGACCCCATAATCATCGGATCTGGTTGCGCCATGAGTTGTAACACCGGGTGGTCTTCTACCGGCTCTGCCTGTTGAGAATCTACCGGTCGGTAGTACCTTGGCGTGGCTTGTGGGTAGTTCCTGACGTACCAGTCAATCGCACTAGCCACAACACCGTTTAGACCTAGGTCACCGGCTACACGCGACCAGTCCTTGTTGCTTCCAGGAAGCGCCCTACGGAGCAGGGATTGCAGCTGACCAGAGCCATAGCCGGTTAGGTAGATGTCACGGCTTTGGGATAGTGGCAGTGGTAGTGCCTGTGTAGGATTGGCAACGGCTTTGCTTCGGAAGCGGTCAAAGATACCCATGTTCCTAGTATCCCACAGGACTAGACTGCACCCCAAGAACGCTTAGATCCACATACCTGCCAAGCATAAGCCAAAGCATCCACCACGTCATCATGCCTCCCAACCGGGAAGGATAGCAGTTCATCCTCAAAGTAAGCCGGGAGCCCTTGGCAATGCATGACCTGTGATTGTTCGTAGCGGGCTTCCAGAGGCGCAAAGCGGGTCACTTTGTCTCTATCTGGGCGTATCCCCCGGATAGGCAGTTTCGTACGCCGTAGCAGCTCCTGCACGACAGCCGCCTGATACTGCACCTGTTCAATACCAATCATGCTAGGCTTCCACTTTTCAGCCATGGCTTCGATGAAGCGTAGCACGGAAGCAAAGTCAGCACGGGTACGGTTGATGTCTCTTACGTATATCGTGCCATCGTCACCACGGGATACAACAGCAACCCCGGTGTAGTCTGCTTCACTCTTTGTGCTGATGGCAAGGTCAACCCCGATGTAGGTAGGCAAGCCTTCAGGGCAATCACCGTAGCGCAACCACTCCCGCTTGATACGAGCTCCAGCTGCATCGACAAACTCGGCTAAATACTCCTGCCTGAACGCGATGCTTGGCAAAGACTCACCAGCCTTGTCTACTTCAGTAGGGTCTATCCACGGGTTAGCGGTGGTAGGCATCTGCCACGCCATCCAGTCATCATCTTGACAAGCCATGCCGTATAGGGTCTTGAAGTAGTTAGAACCTTTAGGCGTGCTCAGGAAGAATGCATCGCCTTTGTAGTCGGTTAGCGTTGGGCGTATGGCTTCCGTCCAGGCTTGCTCTAGATGCCTTGCCATGGCGGCTTCATCGATGATGAC